ACAAGTTGGGTTAATTGCACAAGAAGTTGAATCGGCACTTGCAAAACATAGTGTTGGAAATACAGAAACTTATGCACCTACCCAAGATAGTGGTATTAAGACTTTAACTTATGGAAATCTTATTTTTCCTTTAATAAAGGCTGTACAAGAGTTATCTGCAAGAGTAGAAGAATTAGAAGGTAAGTAATATGTGTAAATGCTGTAAATGTAAAGATTGTAATTGTTAACTAAACAAGGAGTCAATAATGGCTAAAGAAAAAAAAGAAAAGCCAGTTATTAATCTTGAAGATGATGGTAAATCATATAAACGACATACAAAACAAACAAGCATCTAATGGTTTTATTGCAGACCAACTTAGAGTAGGTCACGATGCGTTTGTTAAGATGTTGAAAGAGTCGTTAGAGAGCAGTAACGATCACTCTCCACATGATCCAGGAGATGAGAACGACTAATGATAATTAGATGCGCCCATGATAATGATGTTGTGATCCACTTAAATAATAAGCAAGGTATGATTAAAAATTTAAAGCTCAATGATGGCACGCTATTCTCGTTAACCTATCCTAATAGTAAAAAGTATTTTTTACGCGTAGGTGAAGAGATAATTAAAAGATCAGACAGCTTCAAAACCATTGAAGAAGAGTACGTAAAACAATGCAACTCTTTAAAAGATTCAGATAATCATGGGCGCATCGATATTGTAAAACATAAAATTATTGAAAACAAGGTAGTCAATCGATGAATAGTCCTTTAGCAAAATTAGTAGCGTGGCAACAACGCACAGCGCAACTTGATGGGTGGACCGCATATCATCTCGCAGCAGGCGCATTTCTTTGCAAGATATTCCAATGGTGCGGATGGTCTGATTTATGGTGCGTTTTAGGCGTATTGATAGTTGGTATAGCTTGGGAAGTGTTCGAGTGGTATATAGAGAATTACAAGCCTTATGGTACAAAGCAACGATGGTTGTACAATACCTTATCAGATATATTCGTAGAAACTGCTATAGCATGGTGGATGGTATTATGAAAATAGATTATGAAGTAGATTATGAAATTAGTACATCTTATGATATTTCTATTGTTTACACTTTCCAGTCTTAATTGCTCTGGTGGTTGGAGTATTGCTGGGTGGCAAATTTCGCCCAGTGATTCTAATACAGTGTTTATAGAAATTATGGATACGGATTCTGTTGTGCATTATTATTATAATGGTATCTATGAAACAAATTGGTGTTGGTTGCATGAACAATTTGAAGACGTAAAGAGAGTTGATGAGTGAAAAACCAAATACCGCTAGAAGTTATAGGACTGCTATTCTTGACGATAACGCCATTGTTAGCATTAATCTTAAATGGCTGGGTCAAATTTGTGTTCTCATTGCCTGTCTTGTCTATGGATACTGGCAGATTGAAAGTCGCATTAAAGCGTTGGAAAATAAAGTGGCTTCTGCGGATGAACAAATTGGGAATTTACTTAGTAAACATATCGTGGAAGAGCGGATTGAGCGAGAAGAGTTGGCAGAAAAAGTGAAGTTTTACGAAAAAGAATTGAACTTAAACCCATTTAGTTGGAAAAAGAAAAAGCGGAAATAATATGGATTTTATGGCGGTATATGGCGAAGCGGGAATGATAGGAGTAGTAGGTGTTATGTTTGTCTATTTAGTAATGTCTTTATCAAAAAAAAGCGAAGCGCAGCAAGACGCGTTAGAGAATTTAAAAATTGAAAACAAAGGACAGAGTGAGACACTTGAGAATATGGAAGGCATGGTAATAAAACTTATTGGCAGATGGAATCAATCTGATGACAAACTGGATCGCAAATTTGATGCGCTTACCAAAGAGGTCAACGACCTAGACAATCAAATATCAGAAGTAAAAGGTTCTTTAAGTAGAATCAATGGCAGGCATTAATGGATAGTTTAAAAGTAGCAGCAATTAGTTTTAGTAATTACGCCATTGGACTTACGCAGGTTCACGAGCTTTTGCAGGTTGTCGTGGCGTTGTTATCGATTATTTTATTAGTAATGAATATAAAAAAAGGAAAGTAGTATGGACATTAAATCAATGCTAGTCAAACTTGCTGAAGAGCAGGCTGCGAAAATGCAGGAAGAAGCAATCAATCACTTAGGCTCTGATGAAATGGCAAAGAATATTGCTAGTGCAATTAATAAACGAATTGACATACCATTTGTATCTGAAGAAAAAGAACAGATTTTCTTTGAGAAGATTGTTGACGTAGTCACTGACATTTTAGAAGGCGTATTTAAAGGTAAGTAATGGCAGTACCCGATCGAGTAAGATCAACGATGCGTAGGCTGGGCCTGCGCGGAGTGAATAAGCCAAAGCGTACTCCTGGACACAAGACTAAGTCACATGTAGTGATGGCAAAGTCTGGTAACAGATATAAATTAATACGCTTTGGTCAGCAAGGTGCTAAAACCGCAGGCAAACCACGTAAAGGTGAGTCAGCTAGGATGAAGGCAAAGCGTAAATCTTTTAAGGCGAGACATGCTAAAGGAATTGCTAAAGGTCGAATGTCTGGAAGTTATTGGGCAAATAAGGTGAAATGGTAATGAAAGTAAAAGGTGTTAGTGTAACAGGATTAAGTAAACGTCAGGTCAGCGCAATGCGTAGACACGCAAGACATCACACTGCAAAACATTTACGATCTATGGTGTCTGCAATGCGTAAAGGAGCTACGTTTAGTCAATCACATACCAGTGCGATGAGAAAGGTGGGTAAATGAAGAAGAGACGTAAATCGCGTGTAAATGAAGCAGGCAATTACACAAAGCCTGCATTAAGAAAAAGATTATTTTATAGAATCAAGTCTGGTAACAAGGGCGGCAGGAGTGGAACTTGGTCTGCCAGAAAATCGCAGATGTTAGCCTTGGCATATAAACGTGCAGGCGGTGGATATAGATAATGGCGTTAAAGAAGTCACAGAAAAGTTTACGTAAATGGACCAAGCAGAAATGGGGTTATGTTACAAAAGGTGATGAGAAAAAGCCACGTAGAAAGCGCGGTAGGTACTTACCTGCCAGTGTCCGCAAAGGATTAACAAAATCACAGAGAGCTTATGAGAATAGGCTAAAGCGCGCTGCAAACAAGAAAGGTAAGCAACGCGCAAGATACAGTAAAAGAACAAGAAGTAAAGTAAGGAGCGCATGATGCCATACCATTATGGAAAGAAAAAGAAGAAAGGTAAAAAGAAGAAGAATAAGATGAAGCGTAGGATGAAGCGCAAATGATTAATCCAGACCAAATGAAAGGACTCATCAAGCGTGTCTTGCAGAAGATAGACCTATATTCTTCTGAAGCAGCAGAGTTCATTTATAACATAGGTTTGGTAGAGTCAAAGTACGTCTATTTGGAGCAGATAAAAGGCCCAGCTCGCGGTGTGTATCAGTGTGAACCTTGGGTAGCGGTAGATATAATTGAAAACTATTTACAGTATCGCCAAGACTTAATGAAGGCGGTTGCTAGTGCTTGTTATTTAGATTGGTCGCATTTTACTGCTCCAAAAGAAAAAGACTGGGAGTATATTCTTACTACGAACATAGCAGCTCAAATAGCATTTTGCAGATTACATTTACGCAGAATACCTAAGAAACTGCCTAGAACTTTAGAAGAACAGGCAACACAATGGAAGGTCTATTATAATACCGCGAAAGGCCGCGGTACTCCAGAGAAATATTGTGAAATAGTACAGAAATATGGATGAAGCAGAACGAATAGATAAGTTAATTCACTTAATGTTTGAACTAAAAGAACTAGCTAAAAACCTTGAAGACCCACGCAACGATGTGGACGTGACGCTGGCTACAATAATTGCGCTGATTATCTGCGCTGATGTACCCAATGTCACCATATTACCTACTAATAGTAATATAAGTGAGATAGCACAAGCATGAGTTACCTAACAGCATTTTGTAATATAACCACAGATTTACAAGCGATTGTTAGCGACATTGATCGTTATGATCGCAAGAGAGTTTTAATGTCTAATTGGAGCAGTCCTAGTTCCAATCTATATAGATTAAGCAATACTGGATATATAGAAAATTTATACAAGGATGGAGTAGAGATGACGAAGGTTACCGATACTCCAAACGCAGATAATGAGTTTAAATATACTGAATCAACTGATTCTGTTGATTTCTTTTTAGCATCTAGCTCAGTATCTGCACTTAACTCTAGCGTATTTGAAGCAGGTCAGGATTGGGATCC